ATGTTATAACTCCTGTGCTAGCAGCTTTATTGATCTGTTGAAATCCTTTTTCGGATCTAACTGGACCGTTAAACGATGTGTTTGCCATAATATTCCTCCTAGAATATTTTAAATGTAGTCCCTAGGGGCATGTCGACTATACGCGTCTACATTTAAGTTTATTAAAAATGTATAGTGATTATTTTATATAATAGATTTTAGTAGAGTGCAAGCGATCCTAATAGAAATGTACGATTTCAGCGATGTGGCGTTTATTTAAGTAGCCACAGAAACTTGGGGGGCAGAATTTCTGATTTTATTTTCTCTCTCAGCAATTTTAGACTCCTCCAATTTAATTTCGGTGATGGTTTGTTTGATCTTTTCATCAATTTCAACCATGTCCAGAGTATATTTACCACTTTGTTCATACTCAGACTGCCACCTCAACTCCAAGGACCGTTTTTGTTTGTATAGGTCTTGTAACATCAACAACCTCCTCATAGGTTATTCTTCTAGGAACGTCCCTAAACATTCCCGTTGATTCCCACTTTATACTCTTTTCTCCTAGCTTGTCAAGGATTGATTTTTCAATAGAGTTAGCATTATCATCAGCTAAAACTTTAAATTTAGCATAATAATCATACGCCCATATCTGTACTAGGAAATTCCTCATATTCTCACCATTATTATTAAATTGTGGCGGAACTGTGTTCCGCCACAAAATTAGTTTAGATTCTACGCACCTTCAACGCCGTAGATACCTCTAAAGTCAGATGCGCCGAAGACGTATCTTTCTCTAGCTTTGTATCTAACGTTACCAGTATCGAAATCACCTTCCATTGAAGTTGTCAATGGAGTTCTTTCAAAGTGTTTCATACCGTTTGGAACGTCCGTAATGATGTACCATGAATCAGAATCATTTAAGAAATGATTCACTCTGTATCCTTGAGGAATCATCCCCATAGATACGATTGCATTAACATCATTATCTGCTGTCTGTGTTCTACCTTGAGATTTTAATAATCTCTCAGCTTGATACTGATTAGCAGATGGAACTATCATCTTAATGCCTCTCGCAGCGATTTTTAAACCTCTTTCATCAGTCATAGCAGCGATATCAATCAATGCTTGTTCTAATGAAGTTTCGTTTAAGTCCGCTTGAGTAGTTAAAGTGTTAGAAGTTGCTCCTGCAATCGTAGTGTGATTTGTAGAAAACAACGACTTAGTGTCACCAGTTTTATAAGTAGCTACCGAAGGTAGACCATTATTTAACGGGACAGCCGCTTTAACTTGTTTAGCATTTGACATAGATCTTGCTAGTGCTTTTGTGTATCTAGAAGCTAATCTATCGTAGAGGTTATCTTCGATAGCTTCTTCTGTGATAGCGAAAGCAAGCGCGATCGTTTCCATAGTGTAACGTGCAGTGTAAGTCTCTTGCGCTTCATCATATGATACGCCTTGACCTTCTGCTTTTACATCAGCGTTAGCGAACCCTGATAACATAACTTCCTCTTCGAAAGCTCTGTCACTAGATTCAGTAACGTATACTTCGGCAGACTCATTGTCATACCGTTTGTACTCCAGCCCAAATAGTGCATTTAGGCCTGGTTCTAGTTCTTTAACTAGCTGTGCTCTTGATATTGCCATTTCTATATGCTCCTATTATTGCCAAGTGACCCCAGCAGTACCAGTGTTTTGTAAGTATTGGTTAAGGTTGTGAGCAACGATAACTGAAGTATAAGCTGCAGTCATATCGTCGTTCGACGGGTCCCCAGCCGTTCTTAACAAACGCCATTGGTTAGCTGTGTGGGATATATTACCTACGTCTAATGTATTAGTACACTGTCCAGAAATTTCAGATCCTGTTGGAACAGCTGCTGAAAACGATACAGTCCGACCGTAGTTGGCCTGTGTAATCGCTGCAGATGCTGATCCCATGAAAAGTTGGAAAGGGTTATCTATTACAAAGCATGTAATATTTTCACTATTAGCTGGAGTAATAGGTTGGTTATACCAGTTCGCCCACGTCGGCTTCAAAGTTGTTGAAGCGTTGTAGAAGATACCGTTGAACACACCTATTGATAGATACGTACGAGTACTGGAACCTTGAACAATGTATCCTGCTTTACTGTAAACAGTACATCCTTGAAAAAGGTCGTCAGCATCCGCAGCTTCTATATAGTATTTGCCTTGTCCTTGGGTAGCTGGTGTTGAACCAATCGTACCTGCTGCAATCAAGCCAAATCCTACTGTGTTGCTATTTGCCATAGTTATTACTCCTTTTGTCTATATCTCTATAGACGGTTGATTTAAATCGATAGTAGGGAATTGGTTGTTATCCCGAGAAATAAAATTTACTTCTTTGTACCACCGAAGGTTACACGAGACTGTCGATCTATATCGATCGGCATACTCTTATGTTGTTCCTTTAGTAAGTCGGTTTCAACTGCTTCGTCTTGTCCTTCAGTAAGTTTCTTCTGATATTCAACACGTTGCTTCGCGAGTTCTTCAGGTATCCTAGCCAACAATAGGCCTCCTACTCCAATCACTCCAGCGTATTTGCCTTCGGCAACTACAGGATAGTCAGTTCCAGAATATTCATCAGCTCTCACTAATTCATATCCTTCTCTGAGTCTTCCATAAATATTTTTACTATCTTGAAATCCTACAGATTCTGCTCTTATCCATCTGTGCCTAAAGCCATCAGGCGCCGGTGGTGCATCCAGAGAGGATGGGGGCTTATACTCTTTTGGACGTTCAGTCTTTGTCCGAGTATTTGCCGCACGAGAAGTTATTTTTTTATCTTTTGTCATATGCTTATGCTCCTTCCGTGAGTTTTAATTGTTTTGCATACTCTTCGAGTGGCACATTCAATTTTTTCGCTATTGCGACTTGAGATGATGTGAGTCTCATTTGTTTGCGACCAGTTTTTGCACTTCTATTCGCAGAAGCCACCGACTGAACGGGTCTAGTCGTTTGTATGTTCTCACTCCTATCAAATTTATGAGGAAAGTCAACTCTTATCCGTTTGTCTATTTCTTCATAATATTCACCTGATTTAGGATCATAACCTTCTTTTTCCACTAGATCTTTGTGAATCTCGAATGCTGTAAAAGTCATAGCTCGGTTAGTTCCGAACCATTTATTTTTACCAGCCCAATCTTCAGCCATAGGATCAGCTTGAGGTAGTGATTGTGGAGCTTGTCTTGGTAATCGTCCACCGTCAGAAAGTTGAACAGGTTTCTCTGCCTGTTCAGTCTGTCGTTGTTTTAGTTTAGCATTATCAAACGCAAGCTCTGCTATACGTTTGTTTGCTTGGACTTGAGCTTCAGCATCGCCACTTTCAATAGCTCGCGCAAGATCTTTTTGCGCTGAGTCCATTCCAGTTTTAACATTTTCCTCAAATCTTTTATTATAATCAGCATCAACTTTTTCAAATCTTTCCTGATCAACTTTTCTTTTATTTTCTAAAGCTTGAGCATATTGTACAGCAGCTTCTTCTCTACGTTCTGCTTCTCTCATCTTACGAGTAAGTTTAGCAATACGAGATTGAACTCCTTTACTATAATCCGCTAGTTTAGAATCATCTTCTTTTGTTTCTTCTTTTACTGGTTCTTCTTTTACTGGTTCTTCTTTTACTACTTCCTGTATCTTTGGTTCTTCTTCTTTTGTTTCAATAACCTCTTCGGTTTTTGGTTCATCAATAGTTACATCGACCTCTGGTCCTGATGTATCTAGTTCAACCATTTTATCTAAAGGTTTTTTCTTTTCTTCCTCTGGCATAGTTCCTTCCTATGTTAAAATTTATGCAAGATATCTGTTGGATCTTGCACAGTTGCTAATACTTCATCTTCATTTAAAAGACGAACTTCCCCACCTTCAATTTGTATTCTTGATCCTGCATAACGAGCAAAGATCACCCAATCACCGACCTTGCACCATGGACCGTTAGGATATCGTTCTTTATCCTTGTAACAAGAATCCCCCATCGCCATTACGTTTCCACATTGTGATGCAATTTGTTGTTTATCTATAGTTTCATGTGCAAACAAAACTCCACCTTTAGATTTTTCATTCATTCTAAAAGGTAGAACTAACATTCTCCAACCAGTTGGCTGAGGTAGTTTTGCTTTTTCGTTTGTAACTTCTTTTTTAGGTTCGGATTTTTTTACTCCGACCAATTCTTTATTTGGTGTGATTATCTTTGGGCTTTGTGCCGTTGATATTGATGACTGTGCCTCTGTTTTCATTTTGCTCCTTATCATCTAGCAGGTTAGAGAGTTCCTGTTTAGTTGCCTCTAGGGCGTTAATTTGTCCTATTATATACTTGTATGTTTCCATATTGTCAACCCCTCCGGACGTTACAGAGATTGCTAATTGTTTAATTCTATTATCTAGTGCTCGTCTTAATTTATATATTACGTTTTCTAAGTCAGCCATATTATATTGCGGCAAGTGCTCTTAAGCAGTCAGGGCAATTCTTTCTAAATCTTAAATGAGTTCCACATTTTTGAACTGCTTCTTTCTCTTCTGCAGGAGTTTCTTCCAAAACTACTGGTTCTTCTTTCTTCCCAAATAGAAAGTTCCATATTTTCTTTAAAATTTTCATTATTTTATCTCTGCGCCGTGTCCTCTTTTAGCTGCTCCAGCCGAACCACCATGTTTAAGACCAGCTCTTCCACCATCTTTTTTTGAAAGTACCATTAATTTACTTACTGGCATTTTTTTAGATTCAGGTTTAAAAAAATCTTTTGCTGCTTGTTCTCCACGTTTACCTGTTAAACCAATGTCTTTGTAATATTTTGCATCTTTTGCACCTTTTCTTAAACCACCAGATTTAATCCATTTTGCTGCATCTTCTGGATTTCTATATTTAGATAGAACTCTATCTGCACCCATTCCACCTTTTTTTACTGTAGACTCTGCTGAATCTATTTTTGCTTTCATAAATTTACCAAGTGTTTCAGATGAATCTTCTTTTCTTCGGCCTTTTCTTCCTTGGGTAAATTTTATGAATCTTCCTGAAGGTCCAATTTTTCCCGCTTTAATTGCACCCATACCACCGCTCTTCGGCTTTATCTTTATAACCCGATCTTTGTGTCCCATTATGAACTCCTTTTCTTAGCCATTTTCTTAAATGTCTTTGCTAACGCTTTTGCTCGTCCAGTGCAACCTTTTTTTGTAATCGGTGTACACTTTCCTTTAGTTCCACGTTTTTTAATTGATTTACTTACGTCTTGAATCCAGTTCTTATCTGCGGACTTACCTTTTTTTAAACCAACTCTTCCACCTGATCTATAACCATGAACAGGGATTCCTCCAGTAGGATAACCATCTCTATTATGACCTAAAGCAGGTTTATAACCTGAAGATGGGCTTGTACTATGCTGCAAAGACAAAGATGTTTGTCCTGCGTTTGGTGATCTAAATTTTCTGTACATTATTTTATATCTTTACCTTTTGAGACACCAGATTTGGTAATTGGTATCTTTTTAATTTTTTGAAGAAGTTGTCCAGTGTCTTTTAAAGCTTTATCAATACCTACTGTTGCTTCTCCTAATTCTTTTTTAAATTTTCCTTTAAGTTTGTGGCCCCAAACTTTTGTAGATTCACCTTTAGTTAATGTAGGTTTAACAGATTTAATTGCTCCGGTAACTTTCTTACCTTTTAAGAGTAGATTCAACCAACCCATAAGTTCTCCTTATGCTTTTTTCCAGTCTTTAGCTCTTTTGCCCCATTTACCGTAAGACTCATCTCTTTCAGCTTTTGCTTTTTTAGGATCTTTTTTAGTAGCTTTACCTTTTCCTAAACGCATGCCGATCGATTCATCTTTCTCATCTATGTATCCCTGCTTTTTTTTCTTACCAGCAGATTTGCCAGCTTTGTACGGGAACCTAGATTTGTAGGGTCTTGATCCAAAATCATTTCTCATATTTTCTCCTTATTTATTTTTTTCCATTTCTGAAAATTTGTGTACCCTTTATACCAAATATTGACGCACATACAAGTATCCATAAATTTGTAAACCATGACGGCAACGCCTGGAAATGTTCGAAGAAAATTTTTATCTTCTCCATAGCCGCCGGATCGTCCGACCAGACCCCCCAGGCCAAAATTATTATGGGCAGTGTGAGAATCGCAAGGACCACCTCGTCTTTGTAGTCGTTTTGACGGGCTTCTAAAAGTTTGCCCTGGTATTGCTCTTCGCCACTGGCCATCTTTCGCGCATGCATGTGTTGTGCATCAGCCATAGCCATTTTTGTCTCTTGACGCTTCTTGTAAATATGAGTTCCTGCGTTAAGAGCTAATTTAATAGCACCAAACCACATATTAGAACCAAGTTGCTGTTTGTTTTCTAGCTTTGCCTGTTCCTTGAACAGTCACTTTATCACCAGTAGGAATTCTAGCTCCTGATCCTCTAATACTAGATTTTGCTCTTGGATCTTTTATTAGATTCTGAGAAGGAATTCCAATCTTTTCAGATTTTCCTAACGGTGCTTGTTTTTGTATTGTCATATTTTTCTCCTAGGTTTGTATATACTAAGATCTAGGACCTTTCAAGGTTCTAACATCTTTAGCCTTCATTTTGTCTGAAGTCAGTTTAACATCAGCAGATATCAATGATTTCTCAATTGCTGTATCTGCTCTTAAATTAGCTAAGTCTTCATTCTGTTCCAGTTTATCATCAGTGATTTGTCTGTTTTGAACCATCTTAGCGTTATCCAAATTAATTCTTGCATCTACTTCTTGTTGTTTTCTTTCAGCATCCATAGCTTTAAGATCTATTTCTCTTTGTTTTAATTTAAGTAATGGATCATGATCAAATTGAGATGTAATTGTTTTTTCTTCTTTTAAGAATTCTTCCGTCATATCTGCAATCAATACAGCTTTTCTAGCTTCTATCTTTTGAGATATTTGTTGAAACTGTTGTTGCACCTGAGGGTTTTGAACTGCTGCTTGCTGCATCTGTGGTAACATTTGCATTTCTTGGGCAAATTCCAATTGTACTTGTTCTTGTGCCATCAACGATATGTGCTCCATAATATTTTTTTCTAATGCTGCAGTAATGCTAGGATTATTTCTAACAAAATTACTTGCCATAAAATTTAAGTGAGCGGTAACGTGTGCTCTATGATCCTGACCTGGAAACGCTTGGAACGGTTTCATACCCATTGCATCAATGTGCTCTATCGCTGGATCTTTTGGTTGATTCGGTGGAGGAGGGGGTAAAATTCTATCAATATCTTTAACTCCAATTGCTTCATACATTTTTCTATAACACATATATAAATTATGCATTTGTGGATTAGACATTGCTAATTGTAATTCTGTTTGCGCTAAAGTAATTCTTTGCGACATTGAAAATATATTTGGATCTGCAATAGGTAAAATATCTACTTTATCATCAAAATCTGTAACTTTAATATTTCTTTGTCCACCTACAACATCATAAGGATATTCTGGTGGTAAATAGGTGGCAAATAATTTTGCCAATAGTTTAAATTCTTGTTTTAAAGATACATACAGCCTTTTATGGATTGCTGACATTACCCTTGAACCACGTTCCAAAAGAGCTACGGTCGTACCAACAGCTGCTGATTGGTTCCCGTCACCGACCTGCATGTCAGCAATGGACGCGAATCTTTGTCCTGCTTGAACGACAATTCCCATCAATTGCAATAAAGTCTGAGATGGTTCTTTGTATGGTAAAAATACAAAGGCATCTTTTAAATTTCCACCTGGTGTATCTACATCTTTAAATTCACCTGGTTGTATGTTTGCAGCATCATCTTTTACTCTGACACCTCTTTGTTTAAATCCAGCCGGTAAGTTAGATAACGTACCCGCGTCTAATAACTGACGGAGAGCCGCAGTTGCAGTACGGCTCAATCCGCCAATCATATGAATGAGTCCAAGTCCGTAAAATCCAAGTCCTGGCAGAAATTTGAAATGGACGAAATATTGGATTTTATTTTTCGTTGGATCATTGGGCGCGAAGTTTCGTCTAATAGACAAAACTTTCCGACTACCTTCATCGATTGTAACAATGTAAGGTAATTTTATTCCTGTTGGTTCTCCATCTGAGCCAACATCTTCGAAACCTTCTAAATCAAGGTTAAGATGGAATTCTAATAATTTATATAAAGGTTCTACTCTTTGTGATTTACTTAAACCTTCTAATTCTAATTCTTTTTTCGATACAGGATCAGTATTTACATCTTGAGGTTTAGATACTTCTACATCTCTATAAAAACCAGATACTTGTTGTTTTCTTAATTCGTTTTCAGAAATTTTAACTAAATGACAAACGGATGTTGCATCTTCTAAAGAGGTAGCTGTGTATGGTACTATTAAATCATCAGCTGGTACAAATTTTGATACAGCTCTTCCTAATAGATCATCATAATAAACTTTTTTAAAAGTTGAACCTGCAAGGGGTAGATAAAATAACATTTGATCAAATTCTGGTTCATATTCTTTCATCTGATCCATCAATTGATAATTCATGAAATCTTTTACTCTTTGAGATTGTTGTTCTTTCATAGGATTAGTCATTCCCATTACTTGGGTTCTTACGGGTCCGTCTGCTGGTAATAATTCTTTGTAAGCTAATGCTTGAAACTGTGTAACAGCTTCAGCTAAAACTGGGTGTGTTGCACCAGAGGCACCTTGGAAAGGTTCCGTTCTATTTTCATATTTGAACCCTAACAGATCTAATCCAACAGTATAAGCTCTTTCCCAATCTCCACGAGAAGCTTTATATTCTCTGTAATCTCCATCTAGCTGACTAGCTAAGGGACTTAATACATCTTCGGGTAATAGTTCTGCTAAGTTTGCAAAGTGGTCGCCTTGTTCCGATGCCGGCATTGCACTTGGATCAAAGTCAATTAATGCACCACCATCTTCTTCTTCAGTGATCTCAACTGGTCCTTTTTCTGTTTCAGTTTCCTGTAAGTTAACGATCTCTGCAACTTCGTCGTCTGGTCGTTTAACGTTAGGGAGACTTTTATCGATTTCTGCCATTTAAATTCTCCTGTTTCTTCTTATCCTTTTTTTCTACTTTAATCAACCCCTGTGGATTAGGCCCTTTTAATGGAGGTATTTCCTTCCATTTAACATGCTTCATGTTTTTAACTAATGTTGGATTTTTTACCATTTCTTTTTTAAACTCGCTATGCCGCCATCCGCTTTATACATATAATCCATTTCTTCATAGAATGGTTCCATTTGTTTATAAGACATTCCCGCACCATATAATGGATGATAAGTTTCTTGTCCCACTCCTCTATCAATATTAAAATCTTCTAATTGTTGAGGGTTCATCATATCTATTTCTTTTTGCAACGCTCTTTTAGTTTGAGGGTCTAAAGTAAAAATTTCCTTATTCACCCAATTACCAATTCCCCCTGCATAAGGATCTAATCTTTTTTTTCTTCCTTCTAAACTTCTATTCCATTCTGCTCGTGCCAACTCTTCTTGTGATTTATCAAAAATATTATAAATTTCTTCTCCTCCTGTAAATTGTTTTCTAACAGCCTCATAATCATTTTTTAATTTTTCTAATGCTTGTTCAGATTCGTAAAGAGTTCCTTCATTAACTATTCTTGGATCTTGTACTCCAGATTCTAAATTAGCTTTTATAGCTTCCAAGTTTTTGTATTCTCCTCTCATTGCTTTTTCTATTTGTTTACTTTGAATAAGTAATTCTAAATTCTTAACAGCTTCATCATCGTAACCTAATTTTCTAGCTTGATCGACGATTGCTTTTTCCGTTCCTTGTAAATCTACTAAACCTAAAGTAGACATTTCTAAAGCACCACTTAAAGCTCGATCATGTTCAGCGCCTTTTTGTTTAAGATTAAAATACTCTAAACCTCCCAATACAACTTCTGGCCAAACCCAATCTTTTGCTAAAAATCTTAAACCTTTTTTTCCAACAGTGCCAATATCTTTACCAACCCCTTTCATTAATTCTTTATCACCCAGCATTGCCGGAAAAGAATAAAATTTGCCGCCAGATTTAACTTTTTTACCAACACCACTTACAAATTTGGTAAAGTTCGGATCTCCTTCAGAAAATAATTTAGCAACTGTTTGTGTATCAACTTTTCCAACGTCAAATGACATATTATCTAATCCAGCTTTTTTTAATAATTCTTTATCTAGCTTTCCAGCTTTTTCACTAATTGAATTTTGTATAACTAAGTTATTATAAATAACTTGTTTTATGTCTCCAGTTAAATAAGGATTTTTTCCTAGATCCGTAAATGTATCTGTTATTTTACCCATTGGTAAATCTATTTTTTCTGCTACTTCCTCAATTGCTCTCATTGTCTCTTTATCTCCAGCTTTATATGCAGCTGCATAAGCTTTATCAACTTGAGCCTTCAGACCCATATTTAAAGATTGAGTAATAGGTTGAACATTTACTCTAAGAGTATTAGCTTCAGTTAATTGTTCAACTAAAGACATAGGGATAGCATGATCTAAATTCAGTACTATTTCTTCTGGTAATATTTTTTTCAATTTATAAAATTCATTAACTCTATCAGTCATAGTTTTAAACATTTTAGAATTGGGATGAGAACCATCAACTCCATAAACTTGTTGTATTCTACTTGTAATAAGTCTCTCTCTTGCTTTATCTATTCCATCAATTTTATTTAAATTTTCTATTAAGCTATTATAATCTTCTAGGGTGTTTCCAAGATAAGATGTTATTTTTTTACCTTTATTAATTTTTCCTCTATTTTCATAACCTTGTTTGAACATAAGAGATACCATTTTTTGAAATTCATCATCTGTAACTTTTAAAGCATCTAACAAATCAGCTTTTTTAGTAACACCTCCCTTAACTAAATCTACTAATTCTTTATTTTTAGGATTTAATCTTTTAGTGCTTTTTGCTGCTGCCTCTGATTGTATTTTTAATTTTGCTCCTTCTATTTTACCAAAAGCATCTTGTAAATCTTTAACACTTCTACCTGTAATTCTAGCTAAATCATTTAAAGCATCTACATCACCTTTAATTGCTTTTGATACGTGTTGAGAATACCATTGGTTTGGAATCTTTCCTCCTGTTTTACCTCTTCTAGTTGGGTGATATTTATCTATACCTGCTTCTTGTTCTGCTTTACCTACACCAGGAAATTCGCCTTTAATTCCACCCCAATCTCCTTCGTCAAATATTTTATCAAATATTTTTTTAAGGCTTTCTTCTTTTTCTATTGATTTAGTTTTTCGCCTTCCTATTGCATCTAAGTGTACATCCTTACCATCTTGAAACCCAATCCGTCCACCATCTGCAAGGTCCATGGTTCGTGGTTCAAGGGCCTGTCTTAAAATAGGGTTCTTGATTACCGGCTCTTGGCTCTCTTCCATTCCAAATTTAATTAAATGTTTAAGATTCATTATTCTCCTAACATTCTTGCAATACCACCGGATGCAAAGTCATCGGGTTCAGGATAGTTTGAAAAATGATCAGCAAGATCTTCTGATTGTTTCTGTAAACTTGAAATCTTTCTTGTTTTTTTGATCTTTCCCTTAGCAAACGCTTCGACTTCATCAAAGTTAGATTCATGATTACCAAATTTTTCAATAGTTGATTCTTCAAACTTAACGTTTTCTGGATGTCCTCCAGTAAATTCCGCTTCTTCAACATTAAACTCTTCTTTGGTTTTTACACCTTTAGATTTTACTTTCCCTGTTTTACTCATATCAGGTTCAATAACTTCCGATGCTTTATATTCTAATCTAACCGGTTGACCATATTTACCATCTGGAAAACCATGTTTCTCTATTCCAATATCAACCCAAACATCTCCTGTGTTTAAATCTTGGTTTACATAAACATCTGTTTTGGAATCTGGTAATTTAGATTTATGAGTAATGAGTCTATCATATTCAGTTACTTTCATTTCTTCACCTTCTTTAATAACTTTATTTACAAGGGGCTTGAACCACGCTGGCATGCCGTCAACTCCTGCTTTAATTGGAACTTTTGTTAATTCTTTTGCAACTGTAGTTGTAGGTTTACCTGATTTTAACAAACCAAATAATCCTGATTTAGCCGCCGCCGTTCCTGCGGCTCCTGCTCCTATCATTTTTAAAAATGCTCTTCTTGCTTTATCAAATCCTCCAAGTTTAAAAGGTATTCTTTCACTTGTATCTTCTGCAAGTAAATAACTTAAACCGGTTCTACCACCACGTGCTTTTTTCTCTGGAAAGTTTCCAAAATCTACTTTAATAATATCAGCTGATTTTTTAGTTTTAACTTTTTCACTTTTTGGAACTACAGGAGTATCTAAAATATTATCTAATTGTTTTTCATTTTTAATAGATCCTGGACTAATACCTTTTTTAAATAACTGTTCTCTTATAAGCATTTCACCAAAATCAATTTTACCTTTAGAAGGTATTCTCATAATACCGGATTTATCGGTTTTCATGAGTTGTTTCATAACCCAATTTCTAAGTGAAAATATTCCTGCCATAATTAATAATACACAAACTTCCTAGGCGCTTGTTTTTCTATTAAATAGTCTTCAGGGTGTCTTATAAATCCACCTTGTCTAAAGCGCATAACAGCCTGAGTTGTACTATCAACTAAGTCGTCATGATCACCATGCGGGAATGCTGCACATTCCTCAATAACTTCCTCCGCAAATTTCTGGTCAGGCGCCCAAATCATGCCAGATTCGAAAAGCGGAGCGCATGTATTTACCCGAACATGTTTATCATTTCCTTTGCCCGGT